AGCCGTTGAGATTGAAGGCCATGGTGCATATACCCATTGAGGTAAGCCAGATGCAAACCACAGGGAAAACAGCAAGAAAGAAATGAAGACTACGACTGTTGTTAAACGAGGCGTACTGGAAGATGAGTCTTCCGAAGTATCCGTGTGCAGCAACGATGTTGTAGGTTTCTTCTTCTTGTCCAAATTTGTAACCATAGTTCTGTGACTCATTCTCTGTTGTTTCTCTGATTAGAGAAGAGGTAACGAGTGATCCATGCATAGCACTGAATAAAGCACCACCGAACATACCTGCAACACCAGCCATATGGAATGGATGCATCAGAATGTTATGTTCTGCCTGGAATACTAACATGAAGTTAAATGTTCCAGAGATACCTAGAGGCATTCCGTCAGAGAAAGAACCCTGTCCGAAAGGATAAACTAGGAATACTGCGAAAGCAGCTGATACTGGAGCAGAGTATGCAACACAGATCCAAGGTCTCATACCTAAACGGTATGATAACTCCCACTGGCGGCCCATATAGGCACAAATACCAATAAGGAAGTGGAATACTACCAACTGATATGGACCTCCATTATACAACCACTCATCTAGAGTAGCAGCTTCCCAAATGGGATAGAAGTGAAGTCCAATTGCGTTACTTGAAGGAACAACAGCACCAGAGATGATGTTATTACCATACATTAAAGAACCAGCAACAGGTTCTCTGATCCCGTCAATATCGACAGGAGGAGCAGCGATGAAAGCAACGATGAAACAAGTTGCTGCGGCCAAAAGGCATGGAACCATCAAGACACCGAACCAACCGACATAAATGCGGTTCTCAGTACTTGTGACCCAATCGCAGAAAACATTCCAGTTTTGCAACGGCGACTGCTCTCTTTGTGAAAGAGTTGTCATGAGGACAATTTAAAGTAGGGCTGACAGGGAATCAGCGAAACTTAGAATCCTGTTGTACCCTCGAATCAACAGGTAAGATGAGAGATATTATAACCCCATGATCTCGGTTTGGGGAAGTATAAAGTGCCGTGTAGACACTGATATTATATAGTCAGGCTTTAACTTTTGTCAAGTAATATGCCTTGTAGTAATTGGCCACCCCGTTTGTCGTTACTTGCTTACTGCACCAGTCATCTGCACACTCGTATATACTATCATCCTGTCCAAATTGCTTGAACAGGATAACGAGTACTTGTTGTCTAAGTCCTACTTGTTGATCCATTAAATGATTCCGATAGTTCCAGCCGTAAAACCAACTGCACAGAAAAATCCAAATTCCATTAAGGGATACCAAGCACTACTGAAAAGCGTATTGAGCTCCATCGAGAAAAACGTATGCGGCTACAGTCGAAAGAAATATTAATTGATACATTATGTTCCTGAAGGTACTGGAATTGGTTACATCTGAGCAACTCTTATGCCCTTACCACCGTTAGTATCGTCATCATCGTCATTGTTTAAAACTCTAAGCAATAGTTCAATCACCACAAGAGCAGCCATAGGATAAAAAACCCAGAGGACTGCTACTAGTGGTGATATTGAATCTGATGCGGCTGTTAAGTCGCCCATTAATATGTTCCTTTCGTGATAAGTTACGAATAATTATTTAGTTTTGTTACGACTTACACAAAATACTTAACGTATTCTGTCAAGTATAATTACCTATCGTGTTAGCCGACCCTGACAGACGAAAAATACCCCGACTTTTTTTCCGAGCTTTTTTGGAATAAAAAAGCTAAATTTGCCACACCCTATCGCAATAATCTTTTATCGATCTGTCACTTGAGAAAAATCCTGACCTTGCAATGTTTAACAGGGACATGGTGTTCCAGTTGTCCTGATCTTCCCACGCACTACTGACACGATCCTGAGCATCAAGATAATCATTAATGTCTGCCATAACACAAAATGGGTCGTGATTGATCAGATTATCTAATAAAGCCGAAAAGACATCTTTATCACCGTGACTGAAATGACCACCCTGAATCAAATTTATCGATTCCCACACTTCATCACTCATATGGTCTCTAGGGTTATATCCCTGATCCCACAAATTACGTATTCCATTCTCATCATGTCCAAATAGGAAGAAATTCTCTCCTCCCACTAAATTACGAATCTCTACATTTGCCCCATCTAACGTACCAATGGTAAGAGACCCATTCATCTGGAATTTCATATTACCTGTACCAGAAGCTTCCTTACCTGCTGTAGAAATCTGTTCTGATAGGTTTGCAGCAGGATATACTAATTCTCCCAACTTGACACTATAGTTTGGCAGGAATACTACACGTAACTTACCATCCATATCAGGATCACTATTAACAATTTCTGCAATACTACAGATAAACTCAATAATCTTCTTAGCCATATAATATCCAGGCGCAGCCTTACCAGCAAATATTACTGTCCTTGGCACTACATTATGACCGTCTTTAATGCGTCTGTACTGAGTAACACACCATAATGCAAGTAAATGTTGTCTCTTGTACTCATGAATCCTCTTGACTTGTACATCAAATAGACTGGTAGGATCAACAGATACTCCACAATGTTCAAAGATATAATTGGCAAGATTATGCTTTCCTATAATCTTAGACTCCGCAAGTTTCTCTAATAAATCTGGATTGGATTTATTCTCCTCCAATTTACTAAGAGTATCCATATTAGTGATCCAATTTGGACCAACATACTGATCAAGAACTTGTGTAAGTGATGGATTAGAAGATGCAATCCACCTCCTAGGAGTAACACCGTTAGTCACATTGGTGAATTTATGTGGCCAAAGATCAGCAAACTCTGGCATCAACTGTGTCTTAATCAACTCAGAATGTAACTCTGCAACACCATTAACATGATGAGATCCAATAGTTGCAAGGTTTGCCATCCTAACAAACTTATTACCACTCTCATCAATAATGGACATCTTCTCCAATATGGCATCATCGCCAGGATAATTCAGTCTCACTACCTGTAAGAATCTTCTATTAATTTCATAGATAATCTCCATATGACGAGGTAGAAGTGTCTTAAACATTTTAAGATCCCACTTCTCTAATGCTTCTGGTAGAAGAGTGTGATTAGTATATGCAATGGAAGCATGTGTTATCTCCCATGCTTGATCCCATTCCATATGACGATCATCAACAAGGAGTCTCATCAATTCAGCAACAGCAACAGATGGATGAGTATCATTCAACTGTACCTGATAATGTTCTGCAAACTGTTCAGCAGGAATACCACGTTTATCAAGACTATTAAACATGTCCTGAAGAGATGCACTAACAAAGAAATATTGTTGTTTTAATCTAAGTGTCTTACCAGCATCAGTACCATCATTAGGATAAAGAACCTTAGAAATAGTTTCAGAAGTAACACTCTGTTCTACAGAACCAAGATAGTCACCAATATTAAATGCATAGAAATCAAATGTCTCAGTAGCATCGGCTCTCCATAGTCTTATCTTATTACAACTATTAACTTGATAGCCTAACTGCAATATATCATAAGGAACTGCAACTACCTGTTCAGAAGGAACCCATCGAACCCTATAGTTATTATGATCTGAAATATAATTCTCTACTTTACCACCAAATCCAACTAAAATAGACTCATCTGGCTGACATAACTCCCATGGCCAATCTCCATGCAACCAGTTATCAGTTATCTCTAACTGCATGTTGTCTTTGATTATCTGTTTGAATATACCATACTTGTACCTTATACCATAACCTGTAGCAGGAACCTTTAGTGTCGATAGTGACTCCATATAACAAGCAGCAAGACGACCTAACCCTCCATTACCTAAGCCAGGTTCCTCTGCAATTTCAAGTACCTTTTCCAAACACTGATCATATTCATTCAATGCTTCTCTTGCTTCACCTACTAGTCCTAAGTTGAGGAGGTTACCATTCAACTGTGGTCCTATTAGAAATTCAGCTGATAGATATGCAACTTCTTTCTGTCCTTCTTTCTTAGTATCTAACCAGTAAGTCATCATCTGATCTCTTACTGCATAACATAATGCCATGTAGAAATCATGTCGGGAAGCACTGTCAGGTCTCTTACCTAGAGTATAGTAAAGACGTTCTCTAATGCCATTGTATAGATTATTTTTCATTAGGGCCTCTAGGTGGTTCTTGTAAGTAAACGTTGCCTGCAATTGTTGTTCCTTCATTACCACTGGTAACAAAGTGTTCTATCCATGATGGGAAGATTATTATATTACCAGAAGGAATTTGCGGCATGAAATCCATAGGTATGGATTCTGCATACATTGCCCACTGGTTCATGATAACTTTCCTAGAAGGATTCATAAACACAGTTCTAGAATGTTCAACGGATTCAATTATAACGAAACTCCATTGAGCACCAGAATGTATATGAGGATCCTGCCAATCAGTCGTTGTGTATTTGTTTCTCCAAACTTGTCCAATATAAAATGGATCATTCAGAAACTGACCTATACACTCATCAATTATCCCATGCAAATAAGAATAACTCTCGTCAGTAAAAGAGTCCCTACCCATAGTAGTTTTAATGCCACTAAGGTATGAACTCTCATACTTCTCAGATACTAAGTTAACTCTATCCAAATCTATCTCTTCTATGAAGAAAGGAGTCGGAAAGATAGCGTTAGGATTTCTCATACTACTAATTATATCATAAAAAAAGACCCCCTGCAATGCAGAGGGTCTTGTGTGTTGTATAACTAATCTTCTACAGATCAGAATGTGAATTTAGCGCCAACTTTAGCACCCCAATCGACTACAGTGTCTCCACTGGAATCTTCACCATTAGAAGCGCCAGAAAGCTCTCCATAAAGTGCTAGGTCTTCATTAACTCCGTAAGAAGCACCAACCTTACCAGAAATTTCAGTTTCTGTATCGTCAGTAGACTCAGCATGGTTCAAAGAAGGACCACCCTGTACGTAGTAAGCAATCTTACCATCTTCTGTTGCGCCTTCATAACCAATGTGAAGATCCGTAGCAGCAGTGCTATAGTCTCCATCAGGATATGCGAGGTTGCTTTCAACATTCACGTAAGGACCAGCAAAAGCGGCTCCAGCGAGAAGGAAAGGTGATGCTGCTACAGCAGCGATTGTTGATTTAATAGACATGTGTTTGTTTTAAGTGTCTCGCAAGTCATAAAAAAACCTGCGGATGATAGACCCCCCGACTAGGGATCTTTATTCATTCAACACAGGGGTACGATTCTTTCGGGCCCAGTATGTTAAGTTATTTATACAACTGTCACAGTAAAGATGTGCCAGTTCTATAGAGTAAGACTATACCTCACTTCTGCCCACTTGTCAAGCCTGTTGTTTGTGGGATTCCTGACCTGAATTCCTTGGGTCGCCACCTGCGATCCGACCAAGGTAAGGATCGAAGTCCGTAATAAGGTCTATCGTAATGTCCGAACCTCTTGTTGTCCAGAGTTCCCTAAGACCATCATGACTTCCTCTGTGGAAGATCTCAACGTGTTCTTCATGAATGGATGAACCCAGTTCAATCTTGTATAAGAATACGGGACATGCATATGCAGCACCAGAATTATAGATCAGATCATCTGCAACTGGTCTTGGTTTCACACCGTTGTCTAGTTTATATTTCTCTCCTCTACAATGAAGTTTGATTAGTTTCTCAGCATGGTGTCTTGTAATAACATAACATGCAGTAGAGAAATCATTAATGAATCTCCTATGAACTTGTACATGCAGTTCGCCAGGGCATATGATTGCAATCTGTAATGTGTCCCAGTCGTAAGGCATCCTAGAGATGAACTGTTTCCATGTGAATGTCCAGAACCTTGCAATACTAATGTCACAATCATCTTCCATGATGATTGCATAAGGTTCATCAGTCTCATTTACAAAGTGTTTAAGTGCCTTGAGGTGTGAGGTTACACAACCAATCTCACCTGCACTAACACTCTCTGGATACTTACCAGTAATAATATCACTAAGATCATCACCTGTAGATGGTCTTCCATCGTAAGCAGTGATGCGAGTATAGTTTTCTATCTCCCACTCTGCAAGTTGATTGGACATCCATTCCATTCTCTCTGGTTGATCATCCAGATTGATAATGTAAAGAGGACCAAATCCCTTTAGTTTGTATGCAGCTCTATTTGACATCGAAAAAAAATGTTTGAGTTAATCTACCAGTCTCAACTGATGTACCAAAACCAGAGACAATACTCCTATGATACATCATATTACCTTTATATGCAACCAATCTATTATATACATTGCCTACTGCAATATTCATTTCCCACTCACCATCTTCCTTTTTATGGTAAATACCTGTTCCAGAATCAACTGGAGCATCTGGAGTGAGATATAATACTGCGGCCCATTCTGCAACGGGATCAACATGAACCCAACTCTGAGTACCTTTTCTACATAGTTGAAAACAAAATGTATCCTGTTCCCAACACCATTCAATATCAGAGTTAAATATATTTCTAAATTTCTCTGTTACTTTGTCCTCATAGTCACCACCTGCCCTATTAGATGACCTAACACCAGGCACACTCTCTTGTATCCTATCATAATCAAAGGATAAGGCATGATACCTTATCCTATCAGGATCATCCAAAAAATTATCAATAATAACTAAATCCATTAGTCGACCCTACAGAGTAAAAAATAGCCAGAGTTTTTTTTCCAGCTTTTCTGAAACAAAAAGCTGAATTAGGTGACGATCCATCCATCACAGTATAAGTCCTTGAGATTCTTATCTTTATAATCAGGACCGAACCATTGCTTAGGTGCAACGACTGGACCTCTACCGTTCTGTAACCATGCACCCCACCAAGACATTGATGAGTTAGCAATGATTGCACCAGAGCATAGACTCATGATACAAAGATCAACAAATGGTTCATAAGATCCATCCGAATACTTATCAGTTGGTTCTGATATAAGGAACCTATCATCAGCAAAGAACTCCTGTTCCTTTACCCACTCAGGCGAGTCAGAACAGACCACAATGGGTTGATCCTCTGGGAAATGAGTCAATGCCCTCTCATAATATTCCACTGGTTGTGGAGGGTGTTGGGAGGAGCACTGAGTATAAGACCACTTGAATCCTCTTGCGTCTGTAAGGTTTGGATCTCCTCTTCTTACATGAAGAAAGAGTGGTGGAGAATCGAGAGACTCAACCATCTCTTTACATGGCCCTAAGATAGAATCATGAAAAGTATAATCTCTTCTTATATCTGCTTCTATATTCTTAAAGTACTTCTCTGACTGGAAGAATCCAAAGAGACTTACCTCATTAGGACACATCCTATGGAGTTCTTCATCAAAATGAAAGTGTTTCTCTATAACAACAGGAGCATGACCTCTATCTAAGACTGCAAGGTTACTTGAACCAACACTCTCTAATGTGAATGCTCTATGAAGACTATAGTTATCTACCCTACTCGTCTCGAATGGTGGTATTCCAAATTCATACCCACGCATCGCAGCGATACCACGTACTGCAGCGTATTGAAACATCTGATTACCTAGACGACCTAGGTTTCCTATCTGATTAAACGCCAGCATTTAATTCCTTCCCCCTACGTTGGATGTATTGTAATGTGGAATAATACTGTGTTAATTCGTCCTTGTCCAGAGTCCTAATCTTATTCCACAAGCGATCATTGTCTTGGAACTTAGGATTGTGATAGTGAGAATTAAATGTTCTACCATGTTCAAAGTGAAAGATATCATCGATGACTCTACCAACTTTGAATCCAAATAGATTTAATCTATAATAAAACTCACAGTCTTCTGCACCCCATGAAATAAACTCTTCATTCCACAGTCCAGCAGAAACTTCAGCAGTCTTAGTAATCATCTGGCCCCAACCAATAGAAGATGGAACCCTCACTGAACTGGCCTGAACAATACTAGTATCAAAGTCCTTACCATCATGAGATGATAGAAACTTATCTAATAGATCATCAGAATAATTAACTGCCCACTGATAGATACCACATCCAAATGGATAGACAGCATCAGATCCTTCTTGTGTAATTGAACGGTAAGCAAGTTCGTGACTGTTCTTTGGTACTACAACATCCACATCATGATTATAGATGATAGGAGTGTCAGCAGCAACACATAAGTCATTTAAGATACGAGTCTTATGAAAAAACTTCTCGTCACTCTGTTCAAAGATATGTTTTAGTTGTCCTACATCACCAACATACTTCTTAATCTGTGGTAAGGCACTCTCTTTAAAATTTGATTGTGTATCTACTTCTTTAACCAGAACTTTTGCTTCTGGAAAGTTCTTCAGTATATAAGTAACCGAAGTGATTACATTTCGGAGTCTATCATCTGACTCAATCCTACAAGGTAGTAAGTAAGTTAAATCTTTCATTTATTCTGGAGCAATGTAGGATGGATCGTTATGAACCTTAATCCATCTTGCAGGAATTAAATCCTTCATATCATACTGTTCATATGCAACACCAAACCAAGGATCAGGAGCAACAACCGTCCAGTTAGAATTCTTCTGCGAATCTCCACCTCTTTGTAACCATGCACCCCACCATGATAAGGATGAGTTAGCAATGATACCACCTCCACACAATGTCATAAGACATAGATCAATGTAAGGTACAGATGCACCATCTCCAAACTCCTCATAAGATGAGTCAGAGAATAAGAATCTATCTCCTTTCAACCAATCCTGTTCCTTACACCAGTCAATAGTATCTGATACCACAACAACTTGTTTATCATCTGGGAAGTGAGTCAATGCTTCAAGATAGTATTCCTTCTTACAAAGAGGATGATACTCTTGCACCATCTGATAGGACCACTTCTCTCCTCTCCTACCAGTTACATTAGGATTACCTCTACGAACATGTAGGAAGATAGTATTCTGTTGTCCTCCATTCTCTTCAATAAACTCTTGACATGGTTCTAGGTACTCTGATTTAAACTTAAAGTCACCTAGAATAGTACCAGCAATAGTTTCAAAATACCTTTCGGTTTGATAGTTTCCAGAGAAATTAGTGCCATCTTTACACTCATTAAAAATCTTTTCATTGAAGGCCATATCTCTATAGACTTCTTGTTGATGGAAGAAAGGTTCTCCCTGATTCTCTGGTTTGCATCCAGACAATTCAAATGCATCAAACAAACCATAGTTATCAAGTCTGTCTGCATCAGGGCCTGGAATAACCCAATCGAATCCTCTGTTGTGTGCTACACCACGAACAAAAGCATACTGGAACATTTGATTCCCCAGCCTACCTTCATTACCCATTCCTTGAAATGAAATAGCCATAATTTATACTCCTAGTGTTGGTTTAAACGATGCCAAGGGAACTCATTGACCATCTTATCATCATATTCATAGTATTTACTTTTGTGTGTGAATTTAGTGTCCAAATCATAATAAAAATACTGTCTTCCGTATCTAGGTATCTCAGTCTTCCACCCTTTATAGTCAAGGAATCCACTCTCACTAGAGGTTGGACACTCTGACACCTTCTCTTCAGTACCATCCCAGTTCCAAGGAACACAAGAATCAACTGTTAAGATAGGACACACAGCTTTAAGAGCAGTCATTCTTAGAAACCCATCACTATACTTATCAAAAGCAAAGCGACGATCATCTTTCTTAGAAAACTTTATACCATTAGTTGCATGGAGTATTAGAAATAGATTTTTACCTGCTAAATGTTTTTCACAGAAAGCAATACCTATCTCTTCGGCCGCACCCCACATATCATTACAAACCGTTCCCACTGCCCATAGGTTAGGGGACAATTCAAAATAATCTAGAGGTTCATTAACCTTCTTACCTAAAGAAAGATCAGCTGGAATACAATAAGTCTTGCGAGTTATATTAATCAACTCACCAGTTGAATTGTAATGCCGAATTTGGTTTCTATTAATTAAACCAATGCGTTCCTTCTCCTGATTACAGGTTCCCAAATGAAGTCCGACCCCAGACTTCTTCTGATGTTCTTCAACCTCAAGTAATGCAGATTGAAGTTCCTCTATCCTAAGTGGCCAACCATCAACGTCTGGATTCAAACTACTGTATCCAGAAAGAGCACCCTCTGGAGTAAGTAGTTGATCTACATTGTTTTCTTTGGCCCAATCAATCGCTTTAAAGATTTCTCTCTTATTAGATTGTATATCTTTACCACTTATAGGAATCTGAGCACCAGCAACCCTCATCACTTACTCCAATCGTGAATGTGCCAACGTAAAGGAATAACATCAGACGTATCAAGGTGTTCCATTGAAGTTCCAAACCATTTCTTAGGATCAGGAGCAATGATTTTACCTCTATTGTTTTGCAACCATGCACCCCACCAAGAGAAGGAACTGTTGGCAATTATACCACCAGAACACAAACTCATCAAGCATAGATCTACTTGTGGTAACAAAGTGTTCTGCATCTTACCAAGACCATCTATAGTTTGGTACTGATACCTCTCATTATCTTCATTGAATAAGAACCTATCATCATCAAAGAAGGATTGATTCTTACACCAATCTATATCATCTGTGAATACAAAACACTCTTTATCATTTGGGAATTCTTCTAACGCCCTCTCAAAATAACTGATAGGAAGTATAGGATGGTAATTTTCCCTACCTATGTTATCAGACTGTCTGATATGTAAAAAGATGGGTTCATTTAATTGACTAATGACATACTTACATGGTTCAAGGAAATCATCTTTGAATGTAAAGTCCTCACGAATCTGATCAGACATGTGAGCAAAGTATTTCTCTGTCTGCATGTAACCATCAAGATTCACTCCATCAGTACAATGAAAGAGACTGTCATCAAATGCATGTCCCTTCTCATTAATAGTCATGGCATCATTAAACCCGATGTTCTCAGGTTTAACATTAGTCATCTTAAAGGTTTCAAATAACCCATAATTATCTTTATGATTACAATCTTCAGGTGGAATCATCCAATTGAAAGTATTGTACCATGCTATACCTCGTAGTGAGGCGTACTGGAACATTTGATTGCCCAGTCTGCCATTACTACCAAGTTTATTATAACTAATCGTCATAGATCTATATTCCAAGTAGGTTCATGTATCTCTCTAGAATTTCTGACAAATATAATACTATCATCATATAGATCTTCCAATTCCTCTTGGAATCTTTCTATAACTTCATCAATATCCATTACATATACAGTATGTCCATCCTTAAGAAGATCTTCAACCAGTCTTAGTCTTGAACTCTCTACAACCATATCAGATCCTACTTTGAATCCAATACTTTCTATAGAGAATGGAAGGCCTTCTTTATTCTGATCTACACAGAAGTTCTTAATAAACTCTGCATGTGCCTCATTGAAATCATCCGTCACTTGAGGAAGACTATACTTAAGTCCTACACTGTCAGCATAATATCCTAGGGCACGATTATCACGAGGCAAACAAGGGCCACCAAAACCTAATCCAAAGTTAAGATACTTGGAACCAATCCTAGTGTCACTTCCAATGGACTCAAGGATGGCAGGAATCTCTTCACTACATCCAGAGTTGTGTAGAATCTGACCCATCATATTAGCGTAACTAATCTTATAGGTAAGGAAACAATTGATTCCTATCTTAGTAATCTCTACTGCCTTACGTGACAGTGAATGGAATACTACTTCAGTGTCCTGAATACCCTCATAGATGTCTTGAATCAATTCAAATCCACGATGATAATCTGAACCATACTCACCACCACAGAGAACCATATCCGCATTTCTTAGATCACGAATGATACTACCCTGAGCAATGAACTCTGGATTATAATAAACTGAGACACCTCTTCCTTCTAATCGATCAACAACAGTATCACAATAGCCAGGATTAGTAGTACATCCAATAACAAATATCTTACCATCAATAGATGGACATCTACTAAGATCCTCAACTACCTGATCCACACAAGTACAATCGTAACTACCATCATCAAGAGATGGTGTAGGTACAAAGGTAAAGATCACATCTGAGTGACGAATAACCTCTTGATTATTAGTAGTCGCTTGGAACCTCTCGGTTCTCATAAGAAGATCTTCTACCTCTGGTTCAGAGGAATCGATCTGCTTACCCTTAAGACCACTAACATAACTGCTGACCACATCGGAGACAACAACATCATGACCTGCATCTTCACATAACAATGCGAAGCACAGTCCTAACCTTCCTGCGCCAATTACACCGATTTTCATTGGATTAATTCTCCTCCTTTTTAGTTTTCCGAGTTCTTCTCTTACGTGTTTTCTTTGGTGCAAGACCACCTATCCATGCTTCATTCTCTGGAGTGGAAGGATCATCTTTAATATAATGACCTTGTTTATTCCTAGCTCTAACAGGTTTAGTGACCTTGACTTTCTGTTTCTCTTCTTGAACAACAGGTCCTCGGATTACAGAGTCCGTAATGAACTGTTCCACAGGATTACCTGTGCAAATCTTTCTTATATGAACAACTCTTTCGTTGCCTTCAATCTGATCACTAATAACTTCTATCGTTAGATAGGATGTAGACTCTGGAATTTTCATGATTCTCCAAGTTTAAATGTAGGGATTGGTTCCATCTTGTGCCTGTTTTGTTTGTTGAATCGGTAAAGAATATCAACCGCTGGGCCAGTACCAGTCTCCATTGCCTCTTCCAACTGTGCATAGGTAGCACCGATCTGATCTTCATCAGTCCGATCATCTTCCCATAGACCATCAGTAGGTTGAGCATCAAGGATCTCTGGGATTACTCCAATGAATCCTCCGAGTTCTCTGACTTCTGTTTTGTAGAGGTCAGCAATCGGTGCAATGTCAACGCCACCGTCACCATACTTAGTAAAAAAACCGATTCCATAATCTTCTACCTTGTTACCCGTACCAACAACAATACCACCAACGTTCTGAGCAATGTGATACAGAGTCATCATGCGAAGACGAGCCTTTGAGTTGGCCTTTGCCAATGGATTACCAATGTACTCCATATCCATATCATCGGAAAGTCCTTTGATAAATTTGGCAAAAGTTTCTGATAGATCAGTCTTTAAGACTTTAACATTATCATAACTCTTATCCAACCAGTAAAGGTGGGCATCAGAGAGAGTTTCCTGTTCTATCTTCTGACTCAGTGGCATACCCACAGCATAAACTGGTACTCCAGTCTTGGCTGCAAGAGTAGAGGTGACAGCAGAATCAATTCCGCCAGACACCCCTACTACTAGTGAGTTTATCTTATTGTCATTAATATACTTACAAAGCCACCCGACTATATCAATAGTCAGTTTCCTGTAATCATCAATTCGATCCATCCTTCTTTGTTGCTAGAATAACAGTGTTCTCGTAGTCACGGCCAACATCAAAGGTAAAATACTCTTTGATCTTGTCAATGAAATCATTATAATGGAAATCATTGAAATTGACAAGGTTGTATATGATATACGCATACTTAGAATGTTGTACAATACATTTGAAGTATGCCATTTGTGATTCCAAATCACACTCAGACAGTGCGTAGTTACTAATGAATAGATCTACGTCTGTGATCTCCGCAAGGTCTGTTGTTGGAATACACTTAACCTTATCCTTAAGATCTGGGAACTGATCAATATACTTCCTCTGCAAGGCACTAACCTCTGGAAGATCGATCATAATATACTCATCAAATTCACAGACCATACTAAGAACTCTACAGAGTCCTCCATATCCTCCGCCAACTTCAACAACCTTACTAATCTCTGCACCATCCATCATGAATGACATCTCAAAGGTGTTCTTCATATACCTTAGAGTTGTAGGAGAGATAGGTCCTTCAATGCCAGGATAGATATGTGTTTCTGGGTTACCTATCTTATCGTTCTCCTTAAAGAGTTCAATGTTTGAATCAACACCCTCCTCACTCATCTCTCTACAGATGTTAAGATAACACTGTCCTTGATCCTTTAGTACATGTTCTAAGATAGTCTTGTACTTGGGATTTGATTTGAAGTTTGCAAAGGCATCATCATTCTCAACGGCTTCAACACATGCAGCCAGATACTCTACAGCAATCTGATCTTCTGCTTGCCATCCACTACGATCATCCTTTACTTCTTCAGCATTCACATCGATTGTTGTCATGATACTTTGGCTCTTTGTTCTCTGTATGGGTCTAGTTGAATAAAATAATTACCGTAAAGATAATCCTCTGAGACTCTCATACATTGAGCAACCTCAAAGTTTTCTTTAATAACTTCCTTCTTGGATTCATAATACTCTGGTGTAAGTTTGTCCCAAGGAATATTTTCCCAAGGTTCATCCTTATCCAAGAATATAATGCCTTCATGGTTGAAGTACTGTGCTACTCCAGCAGTACCATAATACACTGGAATAGTACCACATGCAAAGCAATCGGTCAATTTCTCAGTGAAATAGGTAGGATAATTCGCATTTTCACATGCAAAGCTGAACATATAGTCACGCAGGCCTCTAGATTTCTCTTTTAATGGGAGTTCTTGTCCCAATCCCCAACCAAATAGATCATCCTGACCAAACTTCTCTACATATTTCTCTACAACTCTAAGTCTTCTCTTATGTCCCTCAGTATATCCTTTGTTGGATGCAATCATTGAGACAAGTTTTGTCTTAGTATAGATATCCCTATCCATAACCCAAGGAGCAGCATTAGATAGACAGTAAAGAAACTTACCATCTGGGCCTGCCTCTTGAGTCAATCGTTGATCGGATGTAAAGATACCATCAACCCTACTAGCAACGAAGTCATAGTTGTCTTCGATCCACTTGTATTGTTCTCCAATAATCTCTCTCGATTCCAGTAACCAAATGAACTTAGGTAACCCACTGTTATCTTCAAGTACCTTTAGTGCCTCTTGATTAACATACAGATTACAAAAACCAGATCCATCACGAACGAATCTAGTATAAACTGATCTATTGTTTGCTGATGTAGATGGTTCTAATGAATCATTACAGAAGAGATTAATAGGAAACTTCTTACTGGGATCCAGAACAGGTATATCAACACCAGTTGGACTCGCCTTAGCCTGTGCAATAATATCTTGAAGAGCCTTCAACTCTTCTTCATTCTGTGGAACTTTACTCATAATACTGTTTCATACCTCTGTAAATGTTTCCGATACCATCTTCTATGGTAGTCTTTGGATTCCACCAGCGGGTAATGAATTTACTCGCTTCGTTTTTGGCATTCTTTTGAACTTCGTCCTTAGATTTTGCTGGAACAATAGTAACTTCCTTCTCATCAGCCTTGAAAAGATCTTGTATGATCTTACCAATTCCCAGTATAGTTGTACTAACAAAAGAAGTAATATGAAGCTCGTCGTCAGAGGAGAATTGATTGTAATTATCCATGACTGTTTCCAAAGCCTCACAACAATCTTCCGCATATAGAAATTCCCTTTCCTCAGTACCATCGGTCATCATGTCGATGGTGCCTGTCTCGAATCCCTTCTTAATGAAGTCAGTAATGACATGGGCTTTCTCCATGTCCTTCTCGATTCCATATACGTTCCAAAACTTTACTATCACCCCGTTCAAAGACTTAGTATATAGTTCTCCAACCCTCTTCATTACACCGTAAGGTGAGTAAGACATGTTACTCATCTGAGATGATGCAAAGACGAATGGAATCTTATATCTTTCAATATAATTGAAAGCATTTGCCATCAATCTAGTATTGTTATCAATGAACTTAAATGTATGTTGATACTTCTTAAGATAATGTGATCCACCTACATCAAATGCAAGGAAGAAAACAAACTGAGCTTTCTCAAGTGCATCCTGTAGATTAATATTAGGGATAGCCGTTAGATCCTGATGTGGTGCATTAGCAACATCAAACTCTGTAACACTATGTCCCTTATCACGAAGATATTGTGTTAGATATGCTCCTATCTGACCACTAGATCCAAGTACAGTAATTCTCATCTCTTATGCCCAACTAACATCATGTTTCTCATCAAAGTTTATCAGTCCAGTACCACTCATGTGGCCTACCTCAGTTACATCTAACTTAGGATATGTAATCCTATTCCATAGATCTTCAACCTCTGGCCATTGGGGGCCGATATCATCAAACAACATTAATCCTTTCCATTCCTTTCCTTCAAGGAATTCCATCATTTCTTCTTCTTGGAGACCATCGTGGGGATCAACATCAAGCATAATGATAGAGACATGATCCCAATTGATGCTATCGTCTTCCCTGAAGTCTTTAATCTTGAACTCGATGTTATCTCTTTTAATTTTCGATGCACCTTGTTCTTGAAGATCGTAACTGACAACTTTGTTATTTTCATTATATGATAGAGCTAATGCAGACCCACCAGTACGTGTGCCTACGTCAAGAATTACTGAATTATCAAACTGTGTTGATAACCATGCGTACAAACGGTACTCACTCTGACCAGCACTAAGCCAGTCATTAGCATTGAGTGAGACATCTTGAAGGTGAGAAACATCTAAGTTCCTCACCGCATCCTTATCAATCTTGATAGTCTTCTTAGTTACCTTTCGCATGTTACAGTTTCCTTTGATGAAAGATCAACCACACCATGTTGGCGGGAATTAATTTGTTCAGAGATCCAATCGTAAGTCTTACGAATACCTTCTTCAAGAGTTTGGAAATAATCCCAACCAAGTTTCTCACGAATGAGATCATTGTTTGAGTTCCTACCACGTACTCCTGTTGGTGCATTAAGAGTATAAGATTTCCTTACCACCTTACCTGCAACCTTGGCAGCAGTTTCCACTAATTGATTAATGGTAACCATCTCTTCGGAACCGATATTGACGGGTCCTTGGAAGTCTGATTCCATAAGTCGTCGGGTTGCTTCGATACACTCATCGATGTAGAGGAAGGATCTTGTCTGCAACCCGTCGCCCCACACTTCAATCGTTCCTCCCACTGCTGGGAGTAACGCAACCTTTCTTGAGATAGCTGCTGGAGCTTTTTCTTTTCCTCCTTGCCAGGTTCCTTCGGGTCCGAAGATATTATGATACCTGGCAACACGCACAGGGATATCATGATTACGATTGTAAGCCAAGTATAATCTCTCGGAGAAGAGTTTCTCCCACCCATACTCGGAATCTGGTGCAGCTGGGTATGCAGAATTTTCACGACAGTCAGGGTTATCAGGATCAAGTTGGTTATGTTCTGGATACATGCAAGCAGAAGAACTGTAGAAGATCTTGGTCTTATTCTCACCAAGATTTCTGTTCAACTTAACTTGAGCATCAAGTACATTAAGATTGATACTAGCCGAGTTGTGCATGATGTCAGCAGAGTGTTCATCAGTAAAGATGTAACCTGCACCACCCATATCAGCAGCGAACTGATAGATCTCATCGAATGGTTCTACCCACACTGGTTCTGGACTCTCATATCCAAATCCACCTTCTTTAAATGCTACACATTCATTTACAAAGTTTGCGTCACGCAAATCACCTTGTACAAATTCGTCAGCAGCACTGTCTGAAAACTCTGGGTACTTAATGTCAATTCCACGAACCCAATACCCTTCGGATTTGAGTCTCTTGCACATATGCGAACCGATGAAACCACCTGCTCCTAATACTAATGCCTTTTTATTATCGGCCATATAATTGTTTAATTAAACCGCAACTTATTTATTCTAACAGGTTACTGGGGTTTTTGCAAGTAATTGTACGGTTGGAAACCATCCCAAATTAAGTAGTTCTTGAGTGTCTGCACACAATACGTCAGGTTCATTAGGAGTATCTTCTTCAATGGGAAGGTGAGCCATACACATTGACTTCGCAAGATCATATACAGATACAGTCTTTCCTGTACCAATATCAATAGGACCAACGTATTCACTGGGCATCAAATATGCAATCGCTCTCACTACATCATTAACATGAATCCAATCTCTACTATGATTAGTAAGATACTTTGCCCTATTTTCTTGTAACATTCTGTATAACATATCTTCTCTACTACCTTTCTCTGACCAGACATTAAAAAATCTCATGCCCACACTGTTAGGTGGTGCCATGAGTTCGTTTGCTTTCTTAGTCATTGCATAAGGATTCCGCCACCACTCATGTGCTCCAGCAGAACTTGCATACAATAACCTAACATTATTATCTCTACAGTAATCAAATATAGGTTTCGACTTCTCTACATTATTCTCCCAGAATTTCTCTGGATTATCTACACTGTCTCTTAGTGCAGCGAATGCTGCAAGGTGTATAACATAATCATAATGTTTAGCAAACATCCCAGAAGGACCCACAAAATCTGCAATGTCATCTGGGAAATCTAATCCATCAACTAATCCACCATAACCTTGTTCGTATATTAGATCCTGAAAGACATGTCTTCCAATGAATCCTTTATGTCCTGTAACTAGAATTCGTGTCATTCTGGACCTTGATAGTTAGGAGAATTAGGGTCATTCAATCCCGCAGTATGTACTTGTGCAAGACCTGATGATCCTTGATACCAACCTGTAACAACATACTTACTCTTCATTGGTGGATTACCTCTATGAAGATGACTGTAACTACCAGGCCATATACAAACTGTTCCTCTCTTAGGACTAATCTTCTTCTGTTGATACAACCACTCAGTCTCTCCTCCATCATCCTTCTCAAGAGTATTCAAATATACTATCCATGCCATAGTCCTGTGTTGCATATTCCAATCAAGATTCTCTCCATGAAATATATGATACCCCTTCATTGGTTCTGTCTTCTGCATCAGACATAAAGAACTAATATAATTAAAGTTCGTCAAGTATGGATAGTGTTTTACATATGCACCCAAGCAGTTATTAACAAACTGCATAAGTTGTTTCGCTTCTTGTGGTGAATATGTGTCTAAACAAATCTGTCTGTCCTCAACATATACCATCTCTCTAGGTATAACAAACTCAGCCTTGTCTATGTACTCGCATAACCAATCGCACAGATTTGGATCTACTGCTTCCTCATATACACCAATAAAATCATGATACTCTTCCTCAAAATGAATTGGGTTATCATGCATGGGATGTTTTCCTTCAGCCATAATTAATATTTTCTATATGCAGGTACTCCTGCGGGGTCTAACCATTTAGTATATTCTGGATCTTCAATACAAGTATCCATTTGCATTTGATTATCTAAAAGATACATGTCCTTATACCTTTTAGTATATTCATCATATTTCTGTATCCTAAAATCCATTTTACCATTAGACAAGAATAGATTAGTATGGACAAACCTATAAGGTCCTTGCGTCACTATGGGAATGTATTTCATTTAATTAAATCCTCAGAAAGTAGATCCAAAATTAACTCATAGTCGTCATATGGATCATTATAAAACTGTACTCCACTGTTTCTGTAAAACTTCAATACTTTCTTATATAACTTTTGATTCTGGTGATCCAAATCGATGTTCCGATTAACTGCCTCTTGAAAAATACTCAAACTGGTCCTGAACTTATGCGAAAAATGTGACCTTGACATCGTTCTTTGTGGGTACTTGATTATTATACTTCTGTGTTGTTAGTTTGTCAATTATAGATCATACTGGGTCATACTCTCCAACCATTCATCATTCTCTATTGAAGTTGCCATCTTCACATCTAGAGATGACTGTATCTTATCCTTATCTGGAACCAATGCAATGTCCTTACCATCAGGCGTAAGAATGAGAAATGATTTCCCACCCTCAGCCTGTCCTAGAATCTCATCAAAATGAGATTCTAAGTATTCTAATGTAATTTTTTCCATTTATTTAATGAGGAGATCCACCACCCATGATAGGTGAGGTATCAAGTAATGAAGCCAATCCCTTCGTATTTTCGGCTGCAATATGTGATGCCTGATTTCTGTTCCTTAAGGCTTTAATAACATTGGTAGGGTTTGTTTGCACATATGGTTGCAACACACACTCATCCTTACCTTCATTGGGAGCCTGTTCTGCGGTATTCCAAATACACATACAGTCTTGTACTAGAACAACCGATCTCCAGTTCCTCTTATACATTCCAGTATTGAACTGAGTGCAACAACAATCGCCCTCAGAAAGTCCATCATTCTCATTAATTCTTAAAGACAATGCACCATTGCCATCAGGTAGATACTTACACTTCTTAATTTTCATCGACTTCCACCATGCATCCATAACAAATGGATCATTCATGGCAAGAAAGAAGATATCATTGATACCAAACTCATCACAAATATCATCATAAGCTTTCTCATATTCCTTTACCATTTTAGTATCATTAGCGGTAAAGGCGCCTGGTATCAGAAATAGTAAACAATCCTTTCCTTCAAAGAATTCTTTAACTGGGGTCTTGACTAACTTCTTTTTCTCAAAACCAAATAATTGTGCTTCAGGTAATACAAACATGGTGAAAAATTTAATACTCCAAATCTCTAGTATATATATCAGACTTTTGCAACTTGTCTGATCGGTTCCATTTTAATGAACTGTTCTTGTAAATTATACAACAGTCTATGGGTTTTTGTAGTCACATAGTAACCAGTTATGTCATTTCCATCACAATGATATCCATATCCCGTAAGCTTTTCTTGTGATCCATCTATACGGAGAGTTTTCTGTCCACTGAGATAGTCGTGGTATCTTTCGTCTAAATTAATCATCGTTCCTCGAAGGTAAGTTTACGGATTTTGCGCTTGCGGCGCTTCTCTTGATAATTTAGGTCATCAGATGTCAGAAAGTCAACACTTTTAAGACTATCTTTAGAATCAATTAATATTACGTCATCTAAATTGGTTGCTGTCACTGTATCTTCCTTCACGATCATCTGATTTGAGCAACCACACCCTTGAGCTTTCTTACTAGCCAAGATCTCTTTACCACACACTCTACATCTTGCTGCTAACATTGTCTTGTCCTTGTAATTCATCCAGTCATTTTACTACATGATCCCATGCGTCT